CTTGTTGAAGGTCCGCGCATAGCGGTCGAGGCGCATCTCTTCCGGCGGCACGCCCTCGACGCGGGTCATCGGCCGGTTCTCGGCGCCCTCGATGGTGACGTCGAGGCCTTGGCCCGTCTCGCTCTGCTTGAGCGAGCCCGGAACCACGGTCGCGCTTGGGTCCTCGGACATCAGCATCTGGAGCTGCTCCATGCTGATGTTCTGGAACTGCTTGCGCTTCACCGCCTTGGTGTTGTCGGTCCACCATTTGATGTAGCCGGTCTTGACCGTCATCGCGTCCTTGAACGCGCCATAGAGGGTGAGGAAGCCGGGGTTGTCCTGCCAAAAAACATAGTTGACGTAATTGGTCGCCTGCTCGGCCATCGCATCGTCTTGCGGGCCGCCGCGCGGAACGAGGCTGATGACGTTCTCGCTCGCGGCGAAGATGCGGACCAAGCTCGGCAGCATCATCAGGATGGCGTCGCGCACGTCGGTGGAGATGAATGAGCTTTTCGACGGGCCCTCGGTCGGGCCGAGGATCTCTTCGTAAGTGGCGTTGGGATCTTCGACGATCAGGGTGTCGCTGTAGCCGGTGCCGCCCATCGACGGCAGCATGCCATAATAGTATTTCTGGGCTTCGTCGCGCTTGGGCGCCAGCACGCTGTTTTCGTAGTCGCGGCTGTCGGTGATCATCGCGTGGATGAATTGGCGGTAGGTGTCGGGATCGCCGGGGTCGTAGGTGTTCGGGGTTCCGCCGTCACCCTTGAAGGTGAAGATGCGTTCGACGCCGTCGATGGCCATGGGCCAACTCGCTCCAAGGAGGCCTAACCAGCGGAGAGCTGGTCCCTTGGAGCTGACCGAATGCTGGCGACCTTACCCCGAAACAGAAGCAGCGGCCAATAGGCCGCTGCTTCCCTCGCCTTGCCATACCGCGCAGTGCCGGGCATTGCCCAACCCTGCCGTGCCACGCCGGGGACTGCTAGACGATGCCTCGGATCTTGCGGCGCATGGCGCCGCGCCTGAGCATACTGGCGCTCAAGCCGCTGACCAAATGAAAACCGACGGCGGCGGTCTGGAAGGCGTCGGCCCCGTGTGAGTGCGGGCCCGGCCCGTGCACCGGCAGACCCATCGCGCTCTTGTGGTAGCCGCGCAGCATGGCGAGGCCGGTCTTGCAGGCCTCGGCGTCGAAGTAGGCGGTGCCGAGCATGGCGCGCGAGGCGTGGATGCCGTCCTCCTTGGAGCGAATGCGGGGCACGGTGATGATCGGCTCGTTCTTCGGGATCAATTCCTCCAGCGTGGCGCGGCGGCTCTTGGCGGTGGAGATCTCGCGCGCCTCGATGTCGTGCGGCAGGAGGTGACACTGGTAGTGGAAGCCGCCTTGCGCCTTCTTTGTGCGCAGGTGCTGGGCCCAGTGATCGAGGCCCTTGCCGACGCCCATGACGTAGTCGACGAAGTGGACTTCGCGGCCGACGTTCTGCCACGACCAGATCGAGCAATAGTCATGCACGCCGAGGTCCCAGGAGGTGATCACCGGGGCGGCGAGATCGACTGGGACCTTGCAGACCCGGCCTTGCATGGTGAGGGTGTTGAGAGCGTCGGCGTAATAGGCGCCCTCGACCGGCGCGTCGAACGAGCATTCCATCTCGCGCGCGTATTCGTCGGGGCTCATGTCCTGGGTGAGTTCGCGCGCCTCGGCGTAGGACAGGGCCTCCTCGCCGGTTTCCGACAAGGGGATGATGAACACGTCCCAGCGTTCGTCCTCCATCGCGCGCAGGCGCAGGGTGTTGAAGTGATCGTCGCCGTTGCTGGTCCCACTCACAATCGCCCAGCCCCGATAGTCGGCCAAGCACGGGCGGACGACGGTCGAGAACACGGTCTTTTGCAGGAGCGGATATTCGTCGAGGGCGATGCCGTCGAAGTACATGCCGCGCATGCGCTCGTAGGCCGACATGCCGCCGTAGAGCTTGATGATCGCGCCGTTGTGGGGGAGGACGATGGCGAGTTCGCCTTCGAGGAAGCGCACGCCGTCAATTGTGCTGGTGTACTGCTTGAGGTAGCTCCAGACCAAATCCTTGGCCTGCTCGAACGACGGGCCGACGTAGCCGTAGCGCGGCGGCGGCCATTGCCTGGAGTTGAGGTAGGCGGCGCGGATCAAATGGTTGGCGATGGCCACCGTCTTGCCCGCGCGGCGATGGCAGCAGGCGAAGATCCACCTCTTGTCGCTGGCGTGCAGGCTGAGGAAGTGGCGGCGCGGCCGGTAGGGGATGACCAGCGGCGCGTCAGCGTCGCTGGGTTTTGTTTGGGCCTCGGAGGCGAAGGACAAATCAGCCGTGCGGGGCGGGCTGCACGGGGGGCTTGGTTTTCACCGTCCAGGTCTGCGTGCTGGGGTTCCAGATCGCCAGGACGACCTCATGGGCGATGTCCTCAGGGGGCGGGGGCAGCTCCTCGCCGGCGGGCGGCACCCACGGCTGGGCAGGCACGCCGGGCCGCGTCGGCGGCAGGCCCTGATCGGGGCCGCCTTCCTCAAGGCCCCAGCTCGGATCGACGGGGCGGCCAGGACGCACGGGGCCGGTCGAGGGATATTCAGGGTTCCAGGAGCCTGGGGGACGGTTGCCCACATGTGGCGGGCGGCCGGGCAGGCCCTGATCGGGATAGCCGGGGTTCGGCCAAATGCCGGGCGGTTGCGTTTCGGGACCGCCGGGCAGGCCTTGGTCGGGGTGGCCGGGGATATAGCCCGGCGCATCGCCGAGCGGGATGATCAGTGCAATCTGTGCGCGTGCCATTGGGGAGTTCCTCCTGTGGAGGCCTCCGGGCTTATCACCTTGATGTGACAGGCGAAACGCATGGCGTGGGGCTAACCTCATGCGACGGCGGGCAGGAAGGTCATGGCGACATCGCGCAGGCGGACAAGCTCACGCACGCCTGCGGGGCCGTCGTGCTTGGTCGCGATGTCCACGAGGATCGGGTAACCGCTGTCGATGGAGGCGAGGACCTCGGCGCGCGTCGCTCTGCGCCCTTCGGCCCACCAATCGATGCGGGTCGGCTCGCCGAGCTTGAACAGGCCGTCCTCGACCTTGACGTGGCGCGTCTCGTAGAGGGCGACGCAGCCGGGATTGCGGTCGAGATGGATGCCTGCGGTGAAGCCATGTTCCGGCAGATCCTTCTCGTTGCGGCGCATGCGGGGCTTCACCAGGAAGGGGCAGGCCTTGGCCGCGAACTCGGCGCAGCCGCGATGCGACGGGGGCTCGCTGGTCACCCGGTTGACGACGCACATCGGGCCGACCACGCAGATCCGATGCACGCCGAGCTGGCCGCCGCAGATCCAGCAGCGTTCAAACTTGTACGCCATGGTGAGCTTGCCGGGGCTGATGACGCGGAAGTCGGGCTTGTCGTCCTCCCAATGGACGAACCAGGGCACAGGGAAGCCGCGCTCGTCGCGCTTGAGGATCTTCATGCGGTCGGGCATGTCGGGCAGTTTCATGGCGCGTCCTTGTGAACGGTGACCCGGATGAAGGCGTCGGGGCCGCGCAGGCGGCGAACGAAGTCGGCGAAGCTCTCGGAGCCGCAAAGCGCGCGGATGTGCCGCTCCTCCTTGTAGCGTTTGATGGTCCTGAGGCCCTCGACGGCGCAGTCGGGGCAATAGGCCTTGGAGACGAACAGGAAGCCGCCGCTCTCCGGCCTGTCGGTCCAATCCTGATCGCAGATGTCGCAGACGACATTGCGGCCGACTGGGATCGCCTCGCCTGGATGGTCGAAGGCGGCGTCCCACGCCTGCTTCATTTCGTCCTTCATCATTCCTCCTCGACTGTGCCTTCGATCATCGGCGGGGGCGGCCCGCGATTGTCCTCCGGCGGGAGCCACGTCAGGGTGAGGGCGCCGCCCTTGGTCGGCATTTTCAACTCGAGATCGCCTGCGTGATGGAAGCCGCGCCGTTGCGCGGCGCGGGTCTTGAGAAATTCCTTGGCCGAGGCGAGCTGGTTGGAGAAATGATCTTCGTCGTCGAGGCCCTTGAACATGACGGAGAGCGACTGGTCGACGCCGCGCGCGATCACCTCGTCGAGGGCGCGTCTGAGCAGCGGCGTGTTCATGATGTAGTTGCGCAGCTCTTCGCTGTCGGCGTCTATCTCCTTGGCGATGGCGCGCACATCGCCATGAAGGGCGATGATCATCGGGCGCAGCGCGTCGGGATCGAAGTCAGTCATCCCAACCTTCCTGGCGCTGTTTCCACCGGATCGCGGGATCGTATTTCGGCGGCAGCAGGACCAAGATCACCGCGATGGCGCCGAGCGCGTAGCCGAGCCAGTCGATCATGCGGCGCCCTCGACTGGGGTGGCCTTGGTGCCGCGCACGCGGACCTCGACGAGGCCGTTCAGGACGCTGCTCTTGCGGGCTTTGTTGTTGTAGGCCTTGGCGGCCAATTGCTGGCCGATCCAGTTGACGTCGACCTCGACGTCGAGGTCGATCAGGACCGACGTCTGGGTCTTGCGGTCCCAGACGCGGATGTCCCGAAGGATACGCGCGTCCTTCATCGCTTGCGGCCTTTGTTCAACCTCTTGCTCATGCGCGGCTCTTGGGTGTCGCCGGTTGGTGCGGGCATAGTCGAGCCGCGCGCCACGTCGGGGCGGAACTCATTGTAGACGCGGCCCTTGAGGGCGGGCGGGCGCTCTTCGGGCTTGCCGGGCGCCTGGGCGGTGAAGCCGCGTTCGAACTTGGTCGTCGGGGCGG